GTAAGACAGGGCTTTCTCCAAGGTATAATCCTTTGAGAAGCCAAAGTTGTAAGCTCTAGCATTGAATGCAGTACGCACAGCCACATCATTCGAGACAACACTTGCGTCAAGTTTTGAAAGTAAACCTAACACAATGCTACCAAGCAAAGGGTCTGCTCGAACCTGCAAAACTAGGCTCAATAACTGCCCATACAAGAATGCATGAGAAGAATTAGCCAATACAGGAGTTGCAGTATAACCAAGTTTCTCCAACATACGCCCAGTTCTTACGCACAATACAAATGACTCACGATTGGTTGTTTTAACATGATTCAACCCAGAGTCAGTCAAAGTAACAGGCCAAAGAACTGCACTACAAAATGAGCCGTTCATAAAATTTGGATGTACTTTGGTCTTAGGTGAGATACCAAAAGAAATAATATGAGATTCAAAGTTTTTAAGAGAAAACTCGAATTCACATTTCTTCTTTATGAAAACAAGGGAATCGTCTCCGTTAACGAAGATGACAAAGTCCGTAGTTTTAATACCCATCTTGATTAAGGTATAGTATATACTAATGCCATTCAAGATAGTATTCCCACCTGAGGTATTGTGCGTGCCTGACTTTCTAGTTCCTTCAACCTTAAAGGAAACACCAAAACGGGTATGACCTTTAGTATAAAGTTGAGAGAACATAGCGTCACGGCAAACGCCATTCATGCCACACAGTTCATAGAAAGCAAATTCAGCCTTCAATGCATCCGTGTGTATGCGTGCGTCCCACCTTTCACCATCCATTTCCACAGCAAAGCTATCGCCAAGAGAAGTCAAGGCGGTATACATCATATGGCCTAGAATAACAGGATCGCCAGAACCCCAAATGATAGGGGGAACGGCATTGTCATGAACAGACCATATACTATGCAAATACTGGGCAAACGGTACGTACCATGGGCCTATAGCAGCATACATCTGAGGAGTCATTGAGGATATCAATCTAGGAACACCATCAATTAACTTCTCATGCGGATGTAATTCATGTTTAGTAAAACACGAATAAGAGCTGTACTTAGTATTCCAGCCATAAGCTACATCTCTATGAGCTTCCATCAACAACGCCTTGAAAGATAAAGATTTCTCAAGGTTTTCCAACCAACGAGAAAATGTTAATGGTTCTATTTTGGTTGGCAACAAAACGCCATTTGCCATACACAGATCTAGAGCGGCCTGCCAAGGAGGATCCTTGACTGGTAGCTTAGCCATACATATTCTACTACATACAGCAAGATAATCATTGTGATGGCAACCAATAAAAGAGAAGGGCGGGAAATTACTAGGTGGAACAAGCCCCTTACCAACGAACGTAACTCCATTCTGCCCAACACGAGGGCTGAAACCAGACTTCACAACCGCTGTACTATCCAATTGAGGTAAAGGTTTGAACGACAATCTGGGAACATTACCACCAGAAGGGGTAACCATAGAAACCAGAAATTCAACCAATGCCTTTGAAACAAGTGGAGTAAGATAAGAACCCTCAGCCAACCCGGCATTTGCCACTATAGAGTAGACAGAGCCGTAGGTAAGGGTATCAGAGCGGGTGCAGACATGGATATTTTTCATCAACAATGTAGTCAAGTTCTCAGGTATAACAGTGTAATACTGAACTCCATTGTCCATAAACTTCAAAGGTATTACCTTATGCAACGGCTTAGTTTGCAAGGGTACTCTTGGGGCAAAGGGCAAAAGGCCCCTTGTCTCAGAAATACCTATAAACTTAGTTACATGGTAACGTGAAGTAGGTGGACCAAGGTGTTCAGTCTTGAGAGTACACTGAATATGAGTATTGAACTTGACTAACTGTCTGAAAAAGAAGTTACGAACAGAACGAGGTAAGAGATACATAGCAAGTGAAACGAGGGAAACGCCACGCAAACGGCCAACCACACAAAAAGTAGATGTAGCTAGCCATTCTCTCTCATACTGCATATTGTTGGAATAACCATCGCAAGCTTCATCTGAAACTTGCTGTACAACGCTATGGTCACGATGTATATGACCAGTAGAGATATACCTGATGTAAGCCTGTCTGGGGTGGAAAATAGTATGACATACATCACACAATCCACGCCAAGTCTTTGACCTCATATCAGTGCGTTGCATGAAAAACCCACTACCACGAGAATCACAACCCCATTGATCGGGCCCGTATATTAACATAAGAGATTCTACACGGATATGATCATAGGGAATGGATAATTGGTTATGGACTTTCAACACAAGGTCAAGCACGGATGAAGGTGAGACATAGTAGGATACATCAGTCAAGAGTATTAGACATCTACTACACTTGGTAGTTGGCATCCAACAAAGGCATTCTTGTTCTAATGAATGAGAACAAGAACAAGATGGCCTCTTTGGATGACTATATGCATCAGTATCTAAAACTGGCATTAACGACCAAGTGGGACCTGAATGTATAGAAGTAATAGTGGTATAACCATTGTAGGAACCACCTACGTCTATAACAAGAGTTTCAGGAGTAGTCGTGTCATGTCTAAGAACCGCTTGAAGATGGTAAGCACGCAGACAAAAAGAGAGAGCATGGGCGCGGGGGTAGGTAGAAGAGGGAGAAAGAGAAAGAAATTGTACGACCGGAGATCTAATCGTTTGAAGGACCGAACTAATGATGTCTTGGGGCACATCGGTAATAGGAACAACTGGAACGGTTGGGAAAACATATAAGCTCCCAATTCCAGCCATTACTTGTCCCAAGGTTGCACAAGTTGTGTAACCATAGGGATTAAGTTTGTCTTGCACACACAATATGGCTTTGTTGCGAGGATCGCCATCACCATATTTCAATGTTGCGCAATTACGACAACCTACGACTCTCTGCCGAAGATTGGCAGCGTCAAGTCCACAAATACCGAGAATTAAAATCGCTTTAGATTTGATTGGATCTTCAGTCATGAGCAGAAGTTGAACCAAG